CGAAGAGTTAGGCGGCGATGAAGAATCTCCAATTAGTGGAGGCGAAGGCGCACCACCAGCACCATAATAAATACAATTATGAAATTTAAAGAACTTACAGAAAGTTATTATGACATGGAAGACGACGATCATAGTCGTTATGATATTGATGATATAACACGGCCTCGTTTAACTTTAATGCATTTAGGCAAGTTACGCCGTATGCGTGAGATGAAAAAATACGAAGACGAAGAGCGAAATAAGTTTTTTAAGTTCATATACGGTAAGCAAGCCGAAGAGTAAAACCACTTTACTTATCTATAAAATTTCCCCAATAACTACATAGTTATTACCAAGAAGTACCATTTTTTGCCCTTTTTCAACCAAGAATTATTGGTTGTTATTAAATACCATTGATAATTAGTGTCTAATCACTTGTTAGGAGAATTATATGACTACACAAAAATTAGAGCAAGTACTCGAATACCTAGTAAACGAGGAAAACGACAAAGCGACAGATCTTCTTCACGAAGTATTTGTTGAAAAAGCCAAGACTATATATAGTGAATTGGTAGAGTCAGATGCTGATATCGAAGATGACATTACAGAAGAAGCCAAAGACGAAGATGAAGAAGCTGTAGAAGAAGCAATTGGTGGCGATCCAGAAGAACGATTTGCCGATGCAATTGAAGCTGACGCCGAAGAGATTGACGCAGAAGAGATGTTTTCTGAAGATGATCTTGAAGACGAAGAAGCAGCTGAAGATTTAGCAGGCGATATGGCACCTGAAGGCGATGGCGAAGAAGCCGACGTTGAAGATGCTATGATGAATGTCGAAGACGCTTTAGCAGAACTTAAAGCAGCTTTTTCAGATATGATGGGTGACGATGTTGAAGGCGACGACGAAGTTGAAGGTGATGAAGAGATGCCAGTAGACTTTGAAGTAGCTCCTGAAATGGAATCTGTCGAATCTGACGAAGAAGAAGTTGTTGAAGAACTAGATGAAGCGGCTGAGCTATCAGCAGTAGCGGCACCTTCCAATTCTGAAGGCGCAGATAATACAAAATCTACAGTAGGACCTGGCGGTGACGCAGGAAGTGGAGGAGACCCAGTTGGTCAAACAGGATCAGATCATTCAGGATATAATCGTGAATCATCCCCTGCAACAGGCGACAATCCAGATTCCCCAGGCACAACAGAACCTAGTGTTGGTAATGTAGCTGCACCATCAAATAAAGAAGGCGCTGGTAATACAAAGAGTATACATTCTTAATGGGGTACAATAAATTATGATTACACTTACTGAACAATTAACATATGATCAAGCAGGTTTAGTTACTGAAGCAGTTGAAAACTCTGAAGGTAATAAAGACTTGTACATGAGAGGTATTTTTATTCAAGGTAATGTACGTAATCAGAATCAAAGAGTATATCCTGTTAACGAAATTACAAACGCCGTAAAATCCATTCAAGAAAAAATTAAAGAAGGATATTCTGTGTTAGGTGAAGCAGACCATCCAGATGATTTACAAGTCAATTTAGACCGCGTGTCTCACGTAGTTACTGAAATGGCAATGAATGGAGATAACGGTATGGGAAAATTAAGGATTCTTCCTACACCAATGGGTAATATCTGTAAGACATTACTTGAAAATGGTGTTAAGTTGGGAGTTTCCAGTAGGGGTTCAGGCAACGTAAACGAAGGTGGTAATGTTTCAGAATTTGAAATAATCACTGTAGATATTGTTGCTAATCCATCGGCACCTAATGCATATCCTGATCCTATATATGAAGCAATAATGAATCGTAAGAACGGTAATGCTTTAATGGATCTTGCAGAAGCAACAAAGTATGATAACGGTGCACAAAAACACTTTAAAACAGAAATTTTAAAGTTAATTAAAGACCTAAAATAAATTAGGAGAATTCTAATGGCAGATGCTTTCGAAGAACTATTGAAGTCCGATGTTCTTTCTGAAGATGTAAAAAGTGCTTTATCTGAAGCATGGGAAGGTCAGTTGACAGAAGCTCGTGAAGGCGTTGCCGCTGAATTGCGTGAAGAATTTGCAACTCGTTATGAAAATGACAAGTCACAAATTGTAGAAGCAATTGATGCGATGCTAAATGATGTTATTAAAGCTGAACTTTCTGAGTTTGCCGAAGATAAGCAAGGTCTTGCAGAACAAAGAGTTTCTTATAAAACAAATGTAGGAACACATGTTGATATGTTGAATTCATTTGTTCTTGAAACTTTGAAGGAAGAAATAAACGAACTTCGAAAAGATCGTACACTCCAAGAAACTAAATTTGGTAAGTTGGAGGAATTTGTACTTCGTCAGTTAACTAATGAACTTAAAGAATTTCACGATGATAAACGTGATCTAGTAGAAACTAAGGTTAAACTTGTTTCGGAAGGTAAGAAGTTAATTGCAGAAGCCAAGCGTGAATTTGTAAAGAATGCCGCAGAAAAGATCAATGTAATAATTGAAAATTGTCTCAGAGGAGAGTTAACTCAACTTAAAGAAGATATTAAAGTCGCTCGTGAAAACGAGTTTGGACGTAGTATTTTTGAGACATATGCAGCTGAATTTATGACATCACAATTAGCAGATGGTACAAAACTTAAAAAACTTGATAATGAAAAGCAAGAACTAACCCAAAAGTTAGAAGAAGCAAAAAATGTTATTGAGGAAAAAGAAGTATTAATTAATACTACTAAACGTGAAACTCGAATCGCACAAGATTCAGTAGCACGTACAAAAATTATGGCAGAATTACTTCAACCGCTTGATAAAAAAGCAAAGAAGATAATGAGTGATTTGTTGGAAGGAACGAAGACAGAGAAACTAACAGAATCTTTTAAGAAGTATGTGCCTACTATTCTATCAGAGGATACTGTTGCTACGAAGAAACAACCTTTGACTGAAAATAAATCAATAATTACAGGTGATAAAGAAGTAACAGAAGCTGATCATTCAGATGCAGATGGTGCTGATATTATTAACCTACGTAAATTAGCTGGTTTAACCTAAAATTTAATAGGAGAATGTTGAAATGACAGACGCACTATTTGAGTCCGAGAACTGGGGTGCAGCTAGAGAGGCCTTAACAGAAGGTCTAAAAGGTAACCGTAGAGTAGTAATGGATACCGTCCTCGAGAACACCAAGACAGCTCTTATGGAAACAGCAGCCGCTGGCACCACGTCAGCAGGTAATGTTGCTACATTGAATAAGGTTATTTTACCTGTAATCCGTCGAGTTATGCCTACTGTAATTGCAAACGAACTAATTGGCGTACAGCCAATGACAGGTCCTGTGGGTCAAATCCACACCCTACGTGTTCGTTACGCAGAAACAGTAGCTGGCGCAGGTGTTACAGCAGGTGAAGAAGCACTCAGCCCGTTCAAAATTGCAACAGCATATTCTGGTGATGGCACAGCCGCACCAGCACCTACAGGTTCTTTAGAAGCTACAGGTGGCAATCAACTATCGATTCAAATCCTCAAACAAACAGTTGAGGCAAAGACACGCAAGTTGAGCGCACGTTGGACCTTTGAAGCCGCACAAGACGCTAATAGCCAGCACGGTATTGACGTTGAAGCAGAAGTAATGGCCGCATTAGCACAAGAAATTACTGCTGAAATCGATCAAGAGATTATTGCATCTCTACTCGCATTAGCAGGAACTTCCGATACTTATGACCAGCCAAACGTTTCTGGTGCAGGCGCAGTATTTGTTGGTGACGAACACGCCGCACTAGCAGTCTTAATTAATAAGGCAGCTAACCAAATTGCCGCACGTACACGTCGTGGCGCAGGTAACTGGGCAGTTGTATCGCCAATTTCGTTGACAATACTACAAAGTGCTACAACAAGTGCTTTTGCACGTACTACAGAAGGTACATTTGAGGCACCTACAAACACAAAGTTTGTTGGTACATTGAATGGCACAATGCGAGTATATGCAAATCAATATGCAGCCGACAATGCACATGTATTGGTTGGTTATAAAGGTTCAGGCGAAATGGACGCAGCTGCGTTCTATTGCCCATACGTACCTTTGATGAGTTCAGGCGTTGTATTAGATCCTACATCGTTCGAGCCAGTAGTTAGCTTCATGACACGTTATGGTTATGTTGAGTTAACAAATACAGCAAGTTCGCTTGGTAATGCAGCTGACTATCTCAATCAAATTGATATGAGTACTAACTTTGCAGGTTTGAAATTCCAATAAGAGTTTCGGATTTAACAAAACATCAACAGGGTGCTTGCACCCTGTTTTTGTGACTAAAGAAAAAGGCCTCCATAGAGGCCAATTTCAAAAAAGTGGGTGAAGGATTTAGGAATACCTTCAATTACTGGGCAGAATCCTTGATTCGTTTGGTTACCAGTAACACCTTGTCCTGTGCTGGTAAGCACAATGTGAGACCATCCTTTTTCAAGTAGACCCCTGGGTACCACCCCTGACAATCCAGGTTCGATGCTTCGCAACACCTCTTCCCTGCAACCCGTGTAAGTCCGTCAACTTACATGTACTACTATACACGAATTATAAGGGGTTGTCAACCTCTAAATTTAAATTAATATATTTTATCATGTGCAACTAGTTGAATAAATACATACAAATAGGATTAATCTATGTCAATTAACATCGATCATCAACAAAATACCATATCATCGAGTAATAAGACTATAACAGTCGATCATACAGGAAGTTTGGTTGTGCCCAAAGGTACAACTGCTGAACGACCTTCGGCACCAACAGATGGTGCAATTAGGTGGAATACATCTTTATCACAATTAGAAGTTAATATATCAACTAATTGGGAGAAAATTCAAGCAGGTGCAGGTGCAGGTGGGGCATTAACAGAAGGAGACGCGATAGCATTTGCTATTGCATTAGGAGGATAATATGGCTAGTTCGTTTAAAAATGCACACGCAGCTATAGCGACAGCAGATACAGATCAAGATTTATATACAGCAAATGCTACTAATCAAACGGCCGCAGTGATTCATGGTTTATACTTTGCTAATACGGGAGCAAGTGCTAATGTTAATGTAACATTAAAAGTTTTTGATAATAGTGCAACTGCTACAAGGACTGTTCTTAATGAAGTACCGGTTCCTCCTAATACAAGTTTATCTATGGATAAACCACTTAATTTAGAACCAGATGATAAAATTGTTATTCGTGGTTCAAATACAGATTGTGAAGTATTTGCTAGTATATTGGAACTTTCGACTTAATAGAGGAAATATATGAGTTATATTGGAATTAAACCTGGAGGTTATAGTGTAGCATTTGATAAAATTACCGATCTACCTGGTGCAATTAGAGATCTTATTGTAGGCACAGGTGCGTCAACATATTCATTATCTCGAGATCCTGGTTTAGTAACTAATTTAGACGTATCTATAGATGGTGTAACACAAGACCCTAGTGTAGATTTTACTGTAACACTTGGTGTTTCTCCTACCATTACATTTACAACAGCATTACCAATAGGTATGGATGCACTTGTTATGCACAGAGGTTTTGCTACAGGTGGAACACAAACAGATCTTATAAATGATCCAAATCCAACACTTGGTGCAGATTTAGATGTTAATAGTTATGCTCTTCGTAGTAGTGCAAATGGTGATATTAATATCCTTGCTAATGGTACAGGTAGAATAAACCTTGATGGAATGAAATGGCCGTTAGTAGATGGTGCAGTTGGCCAAGCATTAACAACAGACGGTAATGGAGATTTAGCGTTTACTACTGTTAGTGGCGGAGGCGGTGGAGGCTCACAAGATCTTTTCAAAACATTTGCAGTAGCTGGTCAATCCAATGTTGTAGCAGATAACACAACCGATACATTAACATTTGCCGCTGGTAGTAATATGACAATTACTACTAATGCCACTACTGATACTATTACATTTGCTTCTAGTGGAGGAGGTGGCGGATCCCAAAACTTATTTGAGACAATTGCTGTTAGTGGACAATCTAATATAGTAGCAGACAATACAACAGATACATTAACATTTGTTGCAGGAAGTAATATAACAATTACAACTGATGCAGGAACAGATGCTATTACAATTAATTCCACAGCATCTGGTAGTGGTACAGTTACAAATATTGCAACTGGCACAGGTTTAACAGGCGGCCCAATTACAACAACAGGTACAATAGCAGTTGATGTAGGAACGACAGCAGATAAAATTGTACAACTTGATGGCTCTGCAAAACTTCCAGCAATAGATGGTTCACAGTTAACTAATTTACCAAGTGGAACAACTACATTAACTGGATTAACAGATGTAGACGCAGTAGTAGCAGGCGACGACGGTAAAGTACTTTATTATGATCATGGTACTACTTCTTTTAAATGGAAAGTAGACGATGACACTCCAGCAGGTTATAATAATACCAATTGGGATACTGCACATAGTTGGGGTGATCATAGTGGTGCAGGTTATTTAACAAGTGTTGGTGGATTAACTTCACATACAGATCTAGACGCAGTAGTAGCAGGTGATGATGGTAAAATTATATACTATGACCATAGTACTACTTCTTTTAAATGGAAAGTAGATGCAGGAGGCCCTGCAGATACAGATGCATTACCAGAAGGCACTACTAATTTATATTATACAGATGCTAGAGCCGATGCAAGAGTAACTTGGACAAATCTAGTTACAAGAGCAGGAGTAACAGGACCACAAGGAATTAATATAGGTCAAGAGGCAGGGTTGACATCACAAGGTGCAATGGGTGTAGCAGTCGGCAGTTATGCTGGATCAATAAGCCAAGGTGCTAATGCAGTAGCAATTGGTGCTCATGCTGGTCCTGCATCACAAGCTGCTAGTTCAATAGTAATTAACGCAACAGGATCGACGCTTGAAAATACCACAGCAAGTAGTTTAAAGATTGCACCAATTAGAAATGTTGCAGGAACAACGTACTTACAATATGATGCGACAACAAACGAAGTTACACATGCTACATTAGATGTAACTGCGGCTAGATCAACAACTATTCATTATGTTAATGGAAATTTTGGTACTGCTGGTGATAGTCGTAACAGCAAATATATTTCACGTGGAACAACAACAGATGCAACACAAACTGAAATTTTCGTAGGTGGAACAGCTTCTAATAGAATTTCTTTACAGAACAATGCAGTAATGAGTTTTGAAGTGTTAGTTACTGCAACTAGAGAAACTACATTTGGTGGAGCAGGATGGCAATTTGTAGGACTATTAGAAAACAATGCAGGAGTAGTTTCTATATTAGGAAGCGTAACAAAACGAGTAATGGGAAAAACAACAGCGGCATATGATGTTTCTGTAGATGAAACAGATGTAAATGATGCATTAAGAATACGTGTTACTGGTGATACAGGACACACAGTCCGTTGGATGGCAGTAGTAAACACAGTTGAGGTGGCACAATAATGCTTTATATTATTAATCTACAAAATAGTGCAGATACTAATGCAGTAGCAACACGATTAGGTGTACCTGCAACTGCTAAAATATATGAAAATGTTCATATGATTGTAGTAGAAGATCCTACAGATCAAGAACTTACTACATGGAGAGCAGACGCTGATGTTAAAAATATTGTAGAGGATCAATTAGTAGAAATGGAAGATGTTTCAGAAATAGAAACTATAGAAGCAGACACTATTCCTACAACAGAAGAAACATTTACTACAAATGCTGTAGGGGATGTAACACAAAGTACTTTATTATTTAATAGTGGTGGTACTGATTATCATACTTGGCATTTAGATCGTATTACGAAAAAGAATCCAAGTTATATGAATAGAGAGTATTCATATTTGCAAGATGGATTAAATATTGACTTATATATTTTAGATTCAGGTGTTGCTGGTGCAAAATTAGTTTCTAATGGTGGCTTGAGTCAAAATAATAAAACACCTACTCCAGATCCAATTGGTTTGGAACATTCAGAATTTATAGATGGTTCCTTTGCAGGAAATTATCGTGTTGTGGATGGCGGAGTTCCCGGAATTAATGTTGGTGGATTCCAAAATGAAGATACACAAGGACACGGTACTTATTGTGCTCAATATGCAGCTGGATTGTTAGTAGGACTTGCTAAAAAAGCAACTATATGGTCATGTAAAGTAATGGATTCAGGCGGTACAGGTGCTAATAGTGGTTACTTGTCGGATATTATTAATGGTGCTAATGCTGTTATTGCTCACCACACAGCTAAAACAACAGGATTTCCTAGTGTTGCTAGTATATCAATAGGAACACCTCTTACAACAGTTAGTACTAATGTTTATATTAATGAACCTGGCGCAGATGCAACAACTATAATGGATGATATGGAAATGAATATGGTTACCGCAGGTATCCATGTTGCACGAAGTGCAGGTAATGGTGTTAAAGACGGAACTGATAATTTTGTAGGTCCAATGCAATCTTCTTTTGTTGCAGGTGCTAGGTCTAGTGCATTAGTTGCCAATAAAAGAGATTATTGGAATGAACATGATTTACATGATAAATTTAGTGGCGGTGCAACAACTGTTGCAGGTACAACACCTAACGCAACAAACTGGCCAACTGGTTATGCAGATGAAATGGCGTATTTCTCAAATTATGGTTGGGGTAATACACTTTCGGCACCAGGGCATAATCTTATAGCATATAATTGGATAGCAGGCGGTGGATATGTATACGGCCTGGCAGGAACATCTTTTAGTACTCCAATGATTGCAGGAATGTTATGTCTTAGAGCACAAGCCTACGGCCCCGGAGAAACTCCTGCAAGTGCAAGAACTTGGATATTAGCAAATGCCGCAAGCACAGGTTATATTACTGATTTACATACAGAGATTGCATTAGATGCTAATCCTTTACAATGTCTTGCAGGCGAACCTTATATACTAGTAAAAGTACCAGCTGCTGTATATAACGATGCAAAAAATATTGCATTTCAACTCAGAGGCGCCGCGGCAATAGACACTTATAGTGTAACTGATTTAAACAATAAAGGACATGTAAAAAGCGAAAGTGTTGATCAAGTTTTTAGTATTACATCGGGTATAACATCTGTTCCACCCGATGGTACTGTAATTAAAGGAACAACAAGTAACAACACAGCAACAGTAGTAAGAGCTGCATCAGACGGCGCACCAGCATCAATTGTTGTATGGTGTAAAAGTTCAGGTGGACCATTACAGGCAGGTGAAGAAATTATTAATATTGGCACACAAGCATCATATGGTACTTGTACAATGCCTTCAACAGGTACTTGGCTTGAATGTAATATGGATAATATGAATGCCACTGCAACTGTTGTCAATGCAGGCGGTAGTTCTATTAAGATAGGTACATTGCATAATACACACGAAGCAACAGACGCATTTATTTCAGCAGGTACACATAGTTGGATTAATTCAATAATATTAAATGCACATTTTGATGATCCTGCCAATTCGCCTACAAATTCAGCTTCTGATCCTATTGATGATTATTTTCCAATAGATGAACAACCAAATCTTTTACTGTTTCAACCATATGTAGAAGAAACATATCAAGTAAAAAATGCCGCTGGTAGTTTTATGACAGCAACAGGATCTACAGAAGCATTAGGTAATTTTGCTTTTGGTGCGGCAGTAAACAAAGACATGTCGTTTAATCATACAACATGGGCAGGTGAACCATTAGGAGCAGTAACATCTACTTATAGTATTATTAATGGTAGTTTACCATCTGGTTTAAGTTTTGATACTGCTACTGCTATAATCAGTGGAACACTTACAGTTGAAACGGCAGCACTGTATACTTTCACAATAATGAATTCAGGAATAGCAACGTCTCAAGCATATTCAATGAATTGTGCAGAAGGTGCAGACGTAATTGTTACATTTGATGTAAATGATTATACAACACCGGGTGTAATTACTGCAAGCAATATTATTACAACAGGTGCATGGACAGAAGTTTTAAGTGTTTTAAATACAAGTATTGGATATACTGCTTCAAAAGGCGAAAATATTATTGTAGAAACATCACTTGGTCAAGTAGCAATTACTTTACCTGCTTCTCCAGTAATAGGAGATACAGTAAGAATATTAGATGGATCGGGTCACGCCGGAAATGGCACGTTATATCAAATTTTAATACAATCAACAGGAAATATTATGGGTTCCGCTAGTGATTTAATTATTAGTACAGGTCGTGCTGGTATTACTTTAGTTTATTATAATACCGCCAATGGATGGATATTACAGGAGAATTAATGAATGGCTGAATTAAAAGACGTAAGAAATGATTATCATGGTGTAACTACTTTAACAAGTGACATAGATAATACTGAAACGAATATTGCTTTACTTGCTTTTAAAGTAGCAACTGGTGATTCATTGACAAAATTTGATATGGTTGATCAGGTTATCGATGAATATATTGATAATAGTGGTATAGATACTATTAATAGCACAAATGAATTATTAGAAACAGGTTATGTTAGGGGAGAAACTATAGTTGGAAGTCCTGCTACTGGAGGTACTGTAACCACTTATGGTAGTACTGTAGTTAATACATTTTTATCGGACAGTAATTTTGTGGTGCCCAGTTCTGGAAATGTAGATATGATGATTATCGCTGGTGGCGGCGGCGGCGGAGATAATGGTGGTGGTGCAGGTGGTGCAGGTGGTGCTAGGGTTCTTACGAGTATTGCTGTTACTGCCCAAACATACGCTATTGATGTCGGCGCAGGTGGCGGCAATATGAGTAACGGTTCTAATTCCACTGCATTAGGTTATACCGCTAGTGGCGGTGGTAGGGGAAGTAGTTGGGATGGCTCTGCGGCAAGCGGTGGTTCTGGCGGTGGCGCTTCTGGTGCCGGAGGCGGTGGCTCCACAGGTGCTGGTAGTGGTAACAGTGGTGGTTACAACCCAGTAGAGGGCCACGGTGGCGGTAGCGGTGGCCATAGTCCCGGGAATCATGCTGGAGGCGGAGGCGGAGGCGGAGCCGGAGGCTCTGGCGGTAGTTACTCTGGCGGTACTGGTGGCGCAGGTGGCGGCGGATTAGCCAATGCCTATAGAGATGGCACAAATGTTGTATATGCTGGTGGCGGCGGTGGCGGTGGATTTTACGGAGGTGGCGCTAATAATGGTGCGACAACTGGTGGTGGCGGAACAGGCGCATCAAATGCCGCTACAGCAAATACGGGCGGTGGTGGTGGTGGTGGGTATCATTGGGGTCAAAGCGGCGGCGCGGGAGGCTCTGGCATAGTTGTTATTAAATATGCAGATGATACATTTTTACAATCTTCTGCGGGAGATTTATCTCTTGTATCTACAGCAACAACAGCACAAACAGAACCTGTAACTGGTGATGTAGTAATGTTGTTAGAAGATGGTTCAGGTACAGCAACACTAAACACAGATATTAAAGCTCATGTATCACGTGATGATGGTACAACATGGGCAGAAACAACATTAACAAATGAAGGTACTTGGGGAACAAATAAAAAGATTTTAGTTGCAAGAGATGTAGATATTAGTGGTCAACCATCAGGTACATCTATGCGATATAAGATAGAAACATTTGGTCAAACAGGAAGTGCCCCTCATGCTATAACAGTAACTGGTGGTGTACATACAGATACTTCTGTAAAGAAGTTTGGAACGGCATCGGCACAATTTGCAGCTGGAACAGACGCTTTAACAACATCTGCTAGTTCTGACTTTTCTATTACTGGAGACTTTACTATAGATTGTTGGTGTTATTTTAGTGCTATTAATACACCTATTGCTAGTTCTTTAAGTAATGAAGATTGGGGTTTAGCCTCAACTGGTGATTGGATTTTACTAGTTGATGGTAATGGTTATATAACTTTTAATGTTAAAGGAGTTGGATCTACTAGTTCTACTGCGGCACATCCCACATTAAATGAATGGAACCATTTTGCTGTAGAAAGAAGCGGCGGAACCACAACAATGTATAAAAATGGAACTTCTATGGGATCAAGTACAGGTCCTGGAACAGGAACAATAGGAAATAGTGGAAATACTTTAACTGTTGGAGGACGGGCTATAGCACTTGTAGGTGGATATAATGGTTATACAGATGAATTTAGATTTTCTAAAGGAATTGCACGTTACGGAGCTGATTTCACGTCTCCTACTGCGCCATATACTATAGATGTAAACACACAATTACTTTTACACATGGATGGTGCAGATGGTGGAACAACATTTACAGGCGAGCATTATGCATTGGAAACACGTATACACGCAACCAGTTTAGCATGGAAATAAATACCATAAAGGATTAATGGATGAGTAGAACAAAAGTACGCGGTACAGTTATTATAGATAACCCAGCATTTGGTGGCATAGGCGCCATACAAGTTCCTGTTGGTACAACTATAGAAAGAGATGCAGGATTTGGTATGGACGGTGTTGCACCAAGTACAGTCTTTTCTAAAGGTATGTTACGATACAATTCAACTGATGATCAGTTTGAAGGGTACGATGGTGCTCAATGGGCACAAATAGCAGGCGGCGGAGGCGGTGGATCTACTGCAATGGCTGTACAGAAGTTTAACGGCAACGGGTCGACAGTTACATTTAATTTAGTTCCAACAAATCCTACTGTACCATTAGCAAGTGCATCTACTTTAATGGTAGATATTAATGGACTAATGCAAGACGAAGGTACAGGTAAAGCATTTACAATTAATTTAGTATCTAGTCCACAAACATTAACATTTAGTGAAGCACCAGTAACTGGCGATGTAATTACAATTCGTCATTTAGGAGAAATTTCTAATTCAGTAAGTACTGTAAATTCTTCTGCATTTGGTTCTGGCTTTGGAGGAACAATAGATACTGTTAATGATAAAATATTAATGCTTGATGCAAGTGCAAATACTGTTTATAGTATTAATATAGGAACTATAGCAGGTGATCCGGTACCTGCACAATCAGGACAGAATGGCAAGTTCTTAACAACAGATGGTACAGGTTTAAGTTGG